CTTTATCACTATTTGTTCATCTGGGTCATACACCATGCCACAGAAAGAAGCTTCGTTCAAATTATCAAATAATTCGATTTTAATTGAAAATCCAAGATCTTTGTAATCTTGCTCGGTGGGTATATACTTGTCTAAACGAGTTAGACCATCGTCACCTTCAATAAACATGACGACCGTCTTCCAGTCAACGTCATTTTTATGTAGAACATATAGAGTGGAGATCAAATTGCTCCAACCGTTGGCAAGAGATGTAGTCATCTCACCACTCATTCGTCTTGCCTCGAGATACAAGGTAAGATTTTTAAAATCAACGACATTTACGCCAGAAAGTGTATCACGCAACAACTTGGCAATGTCTTGACCCCCTTCAACTTCAGATAAGAGGTATTCAAATAACTGGAATTCAGCCTCCATTTTTGTTTTGGTAAAATGGGACTCATACGAGATATAGTCACTAGACATATAAGTCGAACCCGTCTGGGCCATAGCACCAATAACCATTGGTCTCAAAGCCACGGGGACATGCTTAATGAAATATGGCAAAGCATAGACTAAATTCTCCATCAGCTTCACATAAGGGCCCACTATGACCTTAAACTCATCAGAACGTGAGTATATGCCACGGGGGTATTTATAACCAGTATAAGACTCATCTTTTATGAATCCTTTAACCCTTCCATAAGACAATTTGAAAATGTCATGGATTTCATTACGTAATTTTATCAACTCAGTTCTTCGCTTGCCGGAATAAGTGGTTCCAGCTGCCCAAGTCTCTATCCTGGTATCTGCTTCCTTAGGTATAGGTTTCAATAAATATTGCATAACCTCCCTACCAAAAGCCAAATATTTTTCATTTTCTTCAGGATCTACATCTTCAATTTCCATGCCAATACGTTTATTCAAACCAGCTTTGAGTGTATCGACATCCTCAGGATCAGGCTGAGGTTTCTTAAAAGGAAATTTAACTATCATTTCCGCAGATATCGCAGGTCTGCGATTAGGTTCTGCTCTAGCATTTTCCTTAACCTTAAATAAGGTAGTTTTTGCCAATGGTGGAAGGATTGGTAAAGGAACTTCCCCGACTCTGTATCCACGACAGATTCGTCTCATATTGTTCTTGCGGACAAAGGGGACCGTCTTGTTCTTCTTCTTAAGATGAGAATCAAGCACAATGCAAAATTTTGTGGTGTCACCGACGACGTCCTCGCCAGTCAACATCGAATCTTTATTATAATTCACGCCATACAAAGTATTCATGGACTTGTGAATTCTGGATACACACAATTCTTGATCAAAATTCAATGGAGCAACTCCTTTAGACAGAGTTTGTACTACCATTTCAAGACTAACAGTTTTCGTTTGCAACATCTTCTCAGTTTTCATGAGAAACAATTTAGCAAACCTACTAGGCAAATGTTTAGTGAATTTATGAACAAGGGCACGCAATGATCGAGACTTGAGCTTCAACTCAGCCTTTACTGTGCACTTAATATTGCGAGGTTGGTCATGGTATAATTTTGTTCTCCTATCCCCATCTGGGCGGCCATCAAATTCCATGTCCTTATCAGACGAGGAATACGTCCACGTCTGCTTCTCCTTAAAGTGTTTGTTGATATTAGCCCAACTAGAAACACTATTATAACAATTCGCAAATATACCATATATAAAACCCTTAGTTGAGTCTTTATCTACAGTACCCTTTGGTAATACAGCCATAGTAGCCATACTCAAACCTAAAGCAGGAATGATTGAAGCACCAAAGGTCGACATGACAATAAGTAATATGGATGATATAGCCATATTAGTAAAATCCCAATATTTAAAATTTTCTATCTTTGGTATTTTACCAACAATATTTATGAGTCTATCTTTACTCAAATTATATTGTTTCTGTAATTCGTCGTCATGTTCTCCTCTCAATTCATCTTCTATTTTCTCAGCTATTTTTAAGGCAACCTCTGGGTTGTCATGATGTTTATTGAAAAGATTTATGCATTCGTCCACAGAAGACCCCTTGGTCTTCCCCATATCCAAATAGTCCTTCATAGGAATCTCTTCCAATGTCAATACAGAAGATTTAGATATGAGAGAGTCAGATTTAGACACACGAGTTTCCTTTCTTGGTTCGCTATCCTTTTTTCCTTCTGAGTATCTATCATCAGAAATCTGTTTTCTCTTTGTGGACAATGGTCGGCTAAAACTCCTACCTGTAGAGTTGTAACCCCATTCGGATTTCTCTGACTTACTAGATTGGCCCAAGAACTTCTCCTGGGGAGGGGCACAATTCAAAAAACAATGAACTCTATAGTGTCCCTGGCCTTCACATAAGCTACAATCCCTGTCAGCACCAAAATCCAGCCATCCAGGTTCAACAATGTCCCTAGGCTTTGGATTTTCTTCGTCACTACTGCTAAACTCCACCTGATAATCACAGCTATTCTTAAAATTTTGATAATAGTAGAAATCTGTGTCCATCCTCTCATCGGATAAAGCAATTAGTTCGGCATAAATCACGCCAGCATGCTTGAAAATTCTGTAATAGTCCAGATAATCTCCATTTTCTATGCATTCACGTGACAACCAGCGGGGTTTCCAGAGACTAAAGTCGTCTTCATAAAAATAAACCCACTTTCCACCTGGTCTCTTCTTTTTAGATCCAAAAAGATAAATATTCTCAATTTCAGGATTGGCAAACCAAAATTCACCATCCTTTCCTACATAAGTATACTTTAACATTTCATTCTGAGCGAAACTACGCTTATGATGCATCATAAAAAATAAAGACATATGATTTACATGGTAATAAAAGTACTTAGTGGAGATTTTTGACTTCCTCATTGCTTCCACTATAAAGTGCAATGGTATGTCCATGTTTTCAAAATCATCTAATAAACTATAAAATCTCAACAATTTCTT